AATGAAAAAGAAGATTAGTTTTAGATCTGTCCATCCAGATTTAGATATTCCACACCCAACACCAGCATCAAAGAATATCCCCGAGTGGTATAGAACATCTAAACCATTTGCAGAGGGGATAGAGACTTTAAAAAAGTGTGTACCCTTGCTAGATTCTATGACTGCTGGATACTCTTTAACACTAGCCGCAGATGTATTTTTTAACAAGGGTATTGTTCAAGATATATCTTTAACTCAAATGGTTCAGTCTCATGCAAACAGTCAAATGGGTGATTTAAAGATTCCTTCAGAATATTACGAAACTGTTTACAAATGGATAAACTCTTTTGTGCTAAAAACACCAAAAGGCTACAGCACACTATTTGTTCATCCAATAAACAGGGTTGATCTACCATTCTACAGTTTTTCTGGACTTGTGGATACCGACAAGTTTCCAGTTGAAGTAAACTTTCCATTTTTAATAAAAAAAGACTTTGTTGGAATTATTCCAGCAGGAACTCCAATTGCTCAAGCAATACCAGTTAAGAGAGAAGACTGGTCTTCAAGCGTAGAAGACTCTTTAAGCTATGAACGTCCAGCATTTGTTCATACAATGCACAATCCCCCCTTTAGTTATTATAAGAAGCACTTTTGGACAAGAAAGAAGTACCTTTAATGGCAAGAAAGAAAAAAAGAATTTGTGGAGAATGTCCAGAATGCAAGCTAGGACCAAAAACCTTTTGTTTTTGGCAAATAGATCAGGCTGTTCCAGAACACTTTAAGCCATCTTTGATTAAAGCCTTTATTTCTTTAGAAGACGTAGATGGCTTTGGATATTTGCAAGCAAATGAAATGGACGATACCCAATTTGACCCAGAGTTTTTGTCTTGGTTCTTATCTTTTTGTGTAGGAAACAGGTTTAATGTTTATTGGAAAACAAAAAATATTCCATTTTGCCTGGGAAGTGTAGAGTTTATAGATGCCTTAACAAAATCTATTGAAGAAAAGGATAGGGCATGATAAAAAACTTAAAAAGTTTTTTCTTAAGAAAAAGAAGCAATATTGTTAAAACCATACAGCTGTCTGATATGGAGCAGTACGACAGGCTAGACTATTTCGAAGGCGTTTACACGGTAAGGAATATTGTTGCCGAGACAAGCGATGACTTATTTTACTTTATTCCAGAGGTAAATATGATTTCTGGATATATAGATTCGGGCTCTGGAAAAACTTTAAGCATTTTAAGTAATAGAAAAAAACTAGTTGTGTCAATGGTAAATAGCTTTTACCATTCGCTGTTAGACAACATGTCAGAAATAATATATGCTATAGAGTCGTACCCAAAACATGAAATAGTTATTGACGTTAGTGAAACACAGGAAACGCTAAATCAGGATCGTTCTCAATCTTTTATGTATCATAACGTATTTTTATATTTTTTAGAAACTCTAAAGATGAAAAAAATAAAGTATAGAATTGTTAATTTAAAAAAACATGACATTATCTATATAAATAATTTTAGAGTAGTTCATTACGATTTAGAGCCAATCAGAAAAGCAAGCTTGGTTTATGACTTCTTTAAGGAAAGGGTGTCTAATCCAAAAGCTAAACCCACTAGAAAGGTCTTTATTAGTCGATCACTGACAGCTGGAAGAAATTATGATGCTCCAACGCTATATCACTCTAATGACGATAGAATGGATAATCATGAAAAACTAGATGACTTTTTTAAGTCTATGGGGTATGAGGTTGTAACTACTGAAAAGCTAAACTCATTTCAAGAACAGCTAGATCTTTTTTATGAAACAAAGGTGGTAGCATCAATAACTGGATCGGGACTGGCAAATGCTGCTTTTATGCAACCAGGCCAAACGCTTATTGAGATAATTACACCCCTAGTTGTTCCAGTTGGTGTTCCAGGACGAGACAAAGATATAACGGATCCATACTATACCCAAGAACTTCACAACTTTTATAAAAATCTAGCATTTTATAAAGATCACACATACTTTGGACTTCATAATGACTCTAGAAGCTTTGAGGTGTTGAAAGAAACAATTGACAAAGATCCTAAAATAAAAAACTTTTTGGACAGGTCAGATGAATAATGCTTTTATCTTTGACCTAGATGGGGTTCTGATAGATAGCAAAGAGATTCACTTTGATGCCCTGAATCTTGCCCTATCTGAAATAGATAGCTCGTATGGAATATCTAAAGAAGAACAGGCCCTGACCTATGAGGGGCTTAGCACAAAAGCAAAGCTAGACATTCTGTCATACTCTAAGGGTTTACCAAAAGAATTTCATAATGTTATATGGGAAAAAAAACAAATCTATTCATCAAGAATGTTTCAAGTATTTAATAAGGATCAGGAGCTAATAGATTTATTTAAACTTATAAAGTCATTTAATATAAAGATTGGTGTTGCGAGTAATGCCATAAGAGAAACAGTTGTTGGATCCTTAAAAAGTTTAGGTATCTATGAATTTGTAGACTACGCTCTAAGTAACGAAGATGTTTCTAACCCAAAGCCAAATCCAGAAATTTATAAAACAATGATGTCTTTGCTAGGATCTTCTGTAGAAACAACCATAATCTTTGAAGATAGTGAAATAGGCCAGGCGGCAGCCAAAGCATCTTTAGCAAAGCTGTTTCCAGTAACAGAAAGAAAAGATATTTCGCTAGCCTATATATCCAAAGCCATAGAGTTTTTGACACCTAACAGTTTTCCAAATATATTAATACCAATGGCAGGAAACGGCTCTAGATTTTTTAATGCTGGATATAAAGACCCAAAACCATTAATTGATGTTGATGGAAAGCCGATGATTCAAAGGGTAGTTGAAAACATCGAGATCCCTGGAAACTATATTTTTATTGTTCAGGCTGAGCATTATGAAAAATATGACCTTGAGTCTGCCCTTACAAAACTTGTTCCAGGATGTAAAATCATACAGGTAGATGTAGTAACTGACGGAGCAGCTAGAACAGCCTTGCTGGCAAAACAGTATATAGACAACCAAAGACCACTAATAATTGCAAATTCTGACCAGCTCTTAGACTGGGACAGCTCAGAGTTTATATCTCAACTACTTGAGATTGGAGCTGATGGAAACATGGCTCTATTTCTAGCTAATGAAGAGAAGTGGTCTTATGCAAAAATTAAGAATAACAGGATTACAGAAGTAGCAGAAAAAGTAGTTATAAGCAATAATGCCAGCACGGGAATCTATGGATGGGCAAAAGGCTGTGACTACGTAAAATATGCAGAACAGATGATTGAGAAAAATATTAGGGTAAACAATGAATTCTATATCTGTCCAGTGTATAACGAAGCAATTCGAGATAACAAAAGAATTTTGCCAATGTTTGTAGATGCTATGTATGGTCTAGGAACTCCAGAAGATCTAGAAAAGTTTTTGTTACAAAAACATAAAGAGCTAAATAAAAGCAATAAAGATGGTGTTATAATTAAAGCATAAAGATTATATAATCTTTAAACAGTTTTTGTGCGAAAGGGTGCCAGTTATATTATGGTATGCGATAGACTAAAAGAAACAAGCGAGATTCATTATATAAATCTAAGATCCATGGGGTCATTTTGCGACTTTGAAACGGGCACGTCTCCAGAAGGCTCTAACTCTATAAACTTTTTAGAAGATAACAAGACCTATGTAATAATGGAAGCTAGGTCAAATTATCATCATTTTTTTCTAAATCTTCTGATGCCAGCACTCATAGTGCTAAAAGAGCTCAGCCATGAAAACCTTCATTTTGTTTTATGCGATCTTAACTTAAGGTCTAACGAAGAAAATTTTGATAAACTGCTTACAGAGCTTTTACAAGAAAACGGGATTAGCTATACAGAAATAAGTAGCTCTGAATTCGAATACATAAATGCAAAAAACTTTATTCCAATAAATGGAACAGATATCGATAATGGAATTCCTTTATTGCATGATTATCTCATAAACAAATATAATGTCTCTACAGAAACACCAAGCAAAAAGGTGTATATTAGTAGAAAGAATTATTTGAGTCAAGATGTTAGAATTGACGATGAAACTGCTTTAGAAAATTATTTTATGGGAAAAGGGTTTCAGGTAGTATATCCAGAAGACATACCAACCTTTAAAGAACAATTTGAGCTTTTTAACTCTTGCTCTACTCTAGCAGCACTAAGTGGTTCTGGACTGACAAGTCTAATATTTATGCAAAAAAATCAGGAAGTTATTGAAATAGTGTCAAACTTAATGGTTGGGGCTCAGACGGAAGACGGTACCGTAACCTTTAAGTACGCTATCCATGATCACTATAAAGACTTCTCTATTTTAAAAAACCACAACTATCTTAGTGTTTCAAACCTAGAAAGGCAGTCAGAACTAGTCAAGACTAGGCTTGACGAGCTTTTTGCTTCTTTAAAATAAAATTCTTAATGCTATAATTAAAAGATGTTAAAAATATCTCACAGAGGAAACCTTAAAGGTCCTTCTTCAAGAGAAAACCACCCACTCTATATTGAAGAAGCAATCTACGCAGGGTTTGACGTAGAGGTTGACATTCGTTTAATTGATAATCATTTTTGGTTAGGACATGACGATCCTCAATACCTAACTTCTAAAACCTTTTTAGATAGATATAAAGACAGCCTTTGGATTCATTGTAAAAACCTAGCGGCATTAGAGTATTTTGTTAACTTAAAAGATGGCTATAAATACTTCTGGCATGAAGAAGATAGCTACACTCTAACAAGCAATGGTTTAATTTGGACTTATCCAGGAAAGCCAGCCACTAATAGGTCTATTCTCGTTCTCAGGGGGCAGGAACCACTACCAGATCCTTTTATTGCTTTTGGAGTATGCAGTGACTACGTAAAAACTATACAAGGCTAGCGTGTAGACACCTAGACCTTTTTGGGGTATAATGTAATTATGAGAATTATTAAAATGATAAAATCCACAATATGTCAATTGAAAGGGCACGAGCTTACTGTGGCCCAATGTCCAGTTACAAGGTTTAAGTCTAAAACCTGCAATGTATGTTTAATTAAGTTTGGACCAGAGCATAAGGGAGCAAGCTTTTTATAAAGATCAAAAGCTGTTTAGGTTAAAATGACAAGTAGCAAGCACGAATTTTATCACATTAAAGACAAAAAAGATTTTGCTGTTCACCTAAACGAAAAAGTTTTGTTTTCAGAGCATAATTTTAATAAAGAGGTTACCCTCATAAACTCTTATTTTAACAAAGAGGTGCCAGATGTTGTAAACGAAAATGCTATTGTGGAAATAATAAATCGTAATTTTAAAGGTATAATCCAAATTCCAAACAGCTATTTTCATTATTTTCCAGACTTTATTGGCCCAGTTTTTGTCTTCTTGGAAAATTGTATAAAACACAAAATTAAGAAGGTACAGCTTGTTCTGGTAGAGCTAGAAGAAAAACAAGAAACTGTAAGAGAGTTTCATTCATTTTTTGAACATTGCATTGGTCAGTTTAAAGACAGGATTGAGATTTCTTACATAATAGTAAATCAAGACAACAAGGTCGAAACCTTACTTGAAAGCTATTTAAGAGTTAATAACTCCACAATAATTGAGCAACAGGATATCGGAATATCGTTAGACTTTATATACGACAGTGCAAAAAGCTTTGCAAATTTATCAGATAGCACAGTACCAAACAAAAAAGTTTTTTTATCTAGAAGAAAAGATTACTACAAGGATAAAACAGATAGCAGGCACACTCATGAAGAGGATGCAGAAAAGTTCTTTGAATCAATAGGCTTTGAGGTTGTTAATGGTGAGTCTTTTGGCAGCCTTAAAGAGCAAATAGCCTTCTTTAATAAAGTTAGCGTTTTTGCTGGGTATAGTGGATCTGGTTTGACAAGCTCAATATTTATGAAACCAGGACAAACTTTGATAGAAGTTGTTTGCCCAATAAAATTTGGAAATTGCGGACACGATGGTGGTGACGAATGGGAAATTCACAATTTCTATAAAACGTTCTCGGTACTAAAAAACCATACATACATAGCTGTCCCAAACGTTGATAGAAGCAGAGAAGGCCTTTTAAGAGATCTTGAAAAAGTCTCAAAAATGCTTTAATTATTAGATAGAGGTATGATGAAAGTTGCAATATATACTATTGCTCTGAACGAAGAGCAGTTTGTAGAAAAATGGTATGAGTCAGCAAAAGATGCTGACTGCCTATTGATTGCAGATACAGGCTCTACAGATTCAACGGTAGCCAAAGCAGAAGCTCTTGGCATTAATGTTATAAAGATATCGATTAACCCATGGAGATTTGATGATGCTCGTAATGCATCTCTTTCAGCAATACCCTCAGATATTGACTACTGCATTGCCCTTGATATGGACGAAGTCATTCTTCCAGGTTGGCGTAAGGAATTAGAAAAGGCCTTAGCAGATGAGGTAACTCGTCCCAGATATAAATATACTTGGTCGTGGAGTTCTGACGGCACACCAGGATTACAATATGGTGGAGATAAGATACATGCTCGCAAAGGCTATCGTTGGAAACACCCAGTTCATGAAGTTATAGCTGCAGATAGAATACAGGAAAAGCAGGGATGGTATGACATAGAAATTCATCACTATCCAGACTCTACCAAGTCACGTGGGCAGTATCTCCCACTATTAAAATTGTCCACGGTAGAAGATCCAAACGACGATAGAAATGCCTATTATTATGCACGTGAGTTATACTTTAATAAAGAGTTTGAAGATGCTACTAAAGAGTTCTTGCGTCATCTGTCACTACCAACAGCCAGATGGGCTCCCGAAAGGGCAGCCTCTTATCGCTACCTAGCTAAGTGCAATCCAGAAAAGGCAAAAGAATACCTTATGAAGGCTATAGAAGAAGATCCAAACAGGAGGGAGCCAAGGGTAGAGCTTGCAAACCATGCCTATTTGGTAGAAGACTGGCAGCTATGCTATGACCAATCTACAGAGGCTTTAAAGATAACAGAGAAGCCGTTAGATTATCTTTGTGAAGATTTTGCTTGGAAAGAACTTCCCCACGACTTAGCCTCTATATCTGCCTGGAATCTTGGTAAAACAAAAGAAGCAATTGATCAAATTGTCCTAGCAATTACATATAGTCCAAAAGATGCTAGGCTAAGGGGTAACTTAGAATTTTATAACAAGCAGGGTAGCTTTACGGAATAAAACTATTTTATTATGATAAAATAGAGATATGTCAACATCACTATACAGAATGTTCCAAAGACGTGGAACCAAGGCTCAGTGGGAAACCGCAAATCCAGTTTTAGCAGTAGGAGAAATTGGTTTTTCAATTAATGAAAATGTTATAAAGCTTGGAGATGGACTCACCACTTGGAATTTTTTACCGTCGGTTAATGGAAATTCAGCTTATCAGGTAGCAAAAGCCAACGGGTACTCTGGTACAGAAACACAGTGGCTAACGTCTTTGGTAGGTCCTACAGGACCACAGGGTCCCCCAGGAATAACAAATGCCCACCAAGCTGTAGTAACTATGTCAACAGCTTCTGGATCTGGGGTAAGCACATACTTTGCTGGAACAGCTGGTGCAGATGGTGGCACTGGAGTCGGAGCCTACATTGAGTCTAATGCAAATGCTGCTATTACAGCTATAAATGGAGTAACTCCAACAGAAGGCCAAAGGGTCTTGTTTGATGCCAGGGCCAACAGTATAGAAAATGGAATCTATACTCTTACAAGTGCTGGATCTGTATCAACAAAATGGAAATTTACGAGAGCAACAGATTATGATAATTCAACTGCAGAAAGTGTTAATACTGGAGACTTTGTTGTTATAACTGGCGGAACTTTTGCTAATAAAACTTATATCATGAATGCCGTAGGAACTGGAACAAACGGATCAATTAAAATTGGAACCGATAATATTACTTGGACCGAAACTGGTGGTGTTGGTCCTCAAGGCCCCAAGGGCGATACTGGAGACGCTGGTCCAACTGGTCCATCCTTCATAACACTTGACTCGAATGCTAATACAAAAATTGGTCTAAATGCCCTATCCAGTAATACAACTGGATCTCATAACATAGCTCATGGTAATGGGGCACTACGCTATAACACTATTGGTTCTCAAAATATAGCAAATGGCCAATCCGCACTGCAAAGTAATACTACTGGCTCTCACAACATAGCTAATGGAAATCAGGCTTTATTTTCTAATACTACTGGATTTAACAACATAGCTAGTGGTCAATCAGCTCTATTTAGTAATACAACTGGTTCTGCAAACATAGCTACTGGAGGTGGTGCACTATCAGCTAATACCAGCGGTATCAATAACATAGCCATTGGAAGTAATTCACTTAATGCCAACAGCATTGGAGAGGATAATATTGCAATAGGTACCGACGCATTGTTTACTAACGACAATGGATTTTATAATGTTGCAGTAGGGCGTAACACTCTTTATTCAAATACAGAAGGAACGTCAAACGTTGCGGTAGGTGGTACAGCTCTAGAAGCAAACCAAACTGGAGATCGAAACGTTGCAATAGGTGCAGATTCGCTTAGGCTTAACACTACGGGGGACTTCAATACTGCCATTGGCTCATACGCTCTAACAAGCTCGACAACCGCAAACTTAAATACAGCAGTCGGAAATAATGCTTTGCGTGTCAATACTACGGGAACACAAAATGTTGCTATAGGAGCAGAGAGCCTTATGGCTACTCAAACAGTCAACGACCTTACTGCTGTTGGTTATAGGACTCTTAAGTCAAATACCACTGGAACCAAAAACACAGCAGTTGGTAGTACGTCGCTTGAAAACAATACAACTGGAGGCAGCAATACGTCTTTAGGATACTTCGCACTTAAACCAAACACTACTGGAGCTAATAATACCGCAATAGGTGCAGATTCTATTTTTGTAAATACAACTGGTAATGCTAATGTTGCAGTTGGGGCTAGGACTCTTTTGTCTAGTAACTCGGATGGCAATGTTGCAGTTGGATACCAAGCGTTGCTACTAGATACATCAGGAGCAAACAATACAGCAATTGGAAATGGTGCTGGAAGCACTATAACTACTGGATCAAACAATACAGTAGTTGGAAATGCTGCAGCTCCAGTATCTGCAACTACTTCTAACTCAATTACACTCGGAAACTCTTCTGTTGCATCTTTGCGTTGTCAAGTAACCACTATCACAGCCTTGTCTGACCAAAGAGATAAAAAAGATATCTTAGATCTTGGTTATGGTCTCAATTTTGTAAATATGCTTAGGCCAGTAGAATTTACGTGGGATACAAGAGATGGCTTAATATCTAATAAACCAGATATTGGTTTTATTGCTCAAGAGCTTGCAGAAGTTGAGGATAGCCTAAATGATAGCGAAAGACTTAGCCTAACTCTTAGGGATAACCCAGAAAAGCTAGAAGCGACCCCTGGACGATTGCTTCCAATTGCTATCAAAGCAATACAAGAGCTATCTCAGCAAAACGCAGAACTTTTGGCTAGAGTAGAAGAATTAGAAAAAGCTAATTTGTCACAGGGCTAGTTGTTTTGTGATAGACTATACCTGGAGTAAAAATGGCCAATCCCTCTAATCTATATGCTGAAAAGATCTTCAGCGAACACCCCATTGCGATGTGGGCGTTAGATGATCAGGCTGACTATCTATCTTTAATCTCTAACAGTAAAAGGAACGTCTACACCAATAGCGGTCCAGACGCTTGGACAATTACAAACGGTACAAAGGCAGTAAACTCTGTAATATTAAATGAGCCACTTCCAGACACATCAACAACAACGGTTTCGTCAACATTTGCATCTGGCCTGACAACAACAATTGACTTAGTAAGTTCTGCAATAGTTAGCCCCCTAGCAATGAACGCATCTCTAGAAACTTTTTCAGTAGGGGCCTACCTATATTCGGAAACCGCTACTGTACTTTCTTATGAGATTGGGTATACTTATGACGGATTGGCCAATCCAGTTCTAAAAAAGTTTAACTCCCAGATTGTTGGCAGATGGGGATTAATCTCAGAAACTTTTGCAATTCCAGTTACTCCAAATCCAATAAAAGTTGTGATAAGGATTACTCACACTAACGCTGGTGGGGATTTAAGCAGCTATAAATTTTATGTTAATGGAGTTACTCTTGGTCAATGGTCAGAAGAATTTTGTGCGGTATCCGCTGGAGTTTTTGGAAGTCCATTGCCAGCAAGTGTTCCATTTACCTATAATGCAATTACCGCAAGCTCTTATGGTCTACAAGACCTGTCTGGTTATTATTTTGTCAATAATGGAGCTCTTGTTGCAAAAAACTCTGGGGTTCCTATTGTGTACGGATCTTCAAATGTAACAAGGATTTTGCCAAATGGAAGTGATCCATCGATAATTATTCCTGGCTTGGGATTCTTAAATGAATCTGGAAGATATAGAGAGTACACAGTAGAGATGTGGGCTAGGATTGATTCTAAAGCAACTATTGCAACAAGGATATTCGGTCCAATTGGATCTCAAGATGGAATTTACGTAGATGGACCATTTATAAAAATTAAAATAGGTGATTCTGTAGGAGCCCACCCAATTACTGAGTGGTACAGGCCAATGCTTCTAGACTTTAAAGTTCTTGAGAACTCCGCATCTCTATTAATAAATGGGGAACAGGTTATAGAAATAACTTACTCAACACAAGACATAGACTTGCCAGCAGCAACAATAACTCAAAGTGGAGTAGAAAAAAATAATGACTGGCTAGGATTTTATGCTTCAAGCAATGTTCCCTTTTTAGACATTGACTGTGTAGCCATTTACTCATATTTAGTTCCAGCAATTGTTGCAAAAAGAAGATTTGCATACGGCCAAGCTGTAGAGTTTCCAGAAAATGCAAACAGCGCTTACGGAGGAACGTCAGTTCTGATAGACTATGCTTTTGCAGATTACACTAGCAACTATAGTTATCCAGATATTGGCCGATGGAACCAGGGTATTATTGACAACCTATCTATAGTTGACGACTCTCTTTCTGTATCAGATTACAAGCTCCCAGCAGCAGTATTTGAGGACAACTCAACAATAAAGTCTTGGTATGACAGTCTTTATCAGAGCAGTGGTCAGCAGGCAGATCCTTTTATAAGTTTTGTAAATAAAAACGGATATCTGTTGTTTGAAAATATGAACGTTATAAAGCAAGACGCCAAGGCATTTTTTGGGGTATTTGGCTTACCAGTATCTTTTCCATCAAACAAGCAAATTCTTTTTAAAATACAGCATAGAAGTAACTCAAACTATTTAGAGATATATACAGAATCTGAAACTTTGTACTATAATCTATTTTTTGATGGAGTGTCAACAGTCTTATATGAACAGGGTGCTGTCGTTCCTGGAAAAAATTTATCTGTAGGTATTGATATTGAGGCATTCTCAGAATATTTTGGTAATCAAACCCTATCATTTTTTGGAAATAAGAATCAGCTTTCTTTGTTAGTTGGAGGAGATCAAGAATTTCAAAACACCTTTTCTGGAAAAATATACAAGGTGGGGTTCTCCACTGAAAGAAATCTAGAAAAAATTTCATCATTCTTTGATGATAAGGGGTTACTAACTTATTTTAACTACGAAGACTATTTTGACGATTATCCAAGTTCGTCAATCTATGATGCTGGAGAATTTCCAAATCCTGTACCGTCAAACACTCTGGACGCAGGAGTCATGGGGACCTTTGAACTAGTTCCGTTTAATGAAATAAAAAACTTTATTGCAAGCTATACTTTAATTCCAAAAATAAATTTTAACACTATTATGATGGACATTGCAATAGATGGCTACTGGGAAGACTACCAGCCACTGACATATTTTGCACAGTACGTATCCGACATACAGGATAACAAATATTACGATGTAGATTTTATTCAGTTTAACATAGATTATCCAGCGTTGGAAAATTTTGAAGATGGAAAATATGACACTTCTAAAAATATGATTAAGTCTTACGTGTCTTTTCAATATTTGAAGAATAACCCATCTGCAAAAAATTCATACTTTTCAATAATGCCAGCATCTCAAAACAACGTAGTTTCTCCTGGGTCAGAGTGGGTAACTACAAAATACGAAGTTGTAGACGGAACAGTTATATATCCTCCAAAGGGAATTAGAATAACAGACGTATCTATTGTAACTCATTTAGAGTGGACTGTCCCAGGAATTATTTCTAATCCATTGATAGTTAAGAAAATGCAGTATGCTTCCCAGGCTTTTAATGAAAGAACCTCAAACCCCATCGGCACTAGGTTTGGAACCCCAGTATTCCCTTATTTAAAATACGGCTCCTACTTCGACTATAAGTCAAGAAATCCATATAGAATATATAAGAGCAGCAACCCATATCTATACCTCACAAAAAGCAGTGGAATAGAAAAGGCAGGAGATTACGATGAATTTGTTAATCGTGGCTTTTCTATCCCAGTTAACAAAGACCTATCTGACAATTATAAGGTGATCGCTATGCAGGCTTTTCTTCGATATGGAAAAGATAGATTCCCCTCCGAGCCAGAGCAAATATTCGAAATCGAAAGCAAGGATGACTATATAAAGTTCTACATTGTTGCAAATGATATAACTGGAAAAAGAGCTAGGATTTATGGCATTAACGCTAAAACTGGCAGGCTAGAAAATGGAATTGCTTTTTACTGGAATGGAAATCTTGTCAGGGAGCCAGTCATAACCCTGAGCGACTGGGGCGTTCTAGGAGTGTCATTCTCTAAAATTCTGGACTTTGACTCCTATCCTGGAGGACTCAGGTTTACTGGATCAGTTCTAGTTAACAACATTTCTCAATACAAGGCTACAAGCTTGCAAGAAATACAAAGAAACACCTTAAGGTCTTGGCTTTTGGCTGTAAACCCTACCCCAACAAGTACAGAAATCTGGGGAGGCTGGAACCAAGATTTTAACTGGAATGGGGTTTTAATTGCAATTCAGTCTAGTATTTTTGGGGTAGATCCGTCAGACATATACAAAACTTACATAGGCACTAATAAAATAATAATTGATGATGACATACCTTTAAGGTTTGATAATTACGAGTATAATACCTATCAGGGAATTACTTGGCAAAGCCGTATCCTTCCTGCTGTATAATATGGTATACTAGTGGTCATGGAAGACAAATTTGCAGAAGCAATTGGTAAAGCGAAAGTAACTCTTGTAGATCAAACAGGATACGCATGGGGCGTATATGTTTGGAAAAAAGCTAATGGCAAGTGGTTTACTGATGGAAATGGAAACATTTTAAACGTTCAGGCTAATAGGGGCGATGAAAATCAGATCGCAAAGCTAAAACAGGCAGCTGCCTACTACGGAGAGCCTAATGGAACCCATGTGTTTTTCCCAGGAACAGCAAGAATTACCGATGAAGAGTATAGTGAGCAGGTAGACCGAATGAAGCAGGGCCTAATCCCATCTCTAAACGACATTGGTGCCGTTATTGCAGCAAAGAAAACTTTAGAACTTTATGGAGATGAGTAGTAATGTCAGATGAGTATCAGTATCCAATCCAAGCTTTTGTGCCAGAAGAAGAGCTAAAAGAAGACTTGTTTAAAAAACAGGACCCATTCAATAAAAAGTGGGATGAGCTAAAGGGGCTTTCTGGAATAGAAAAGAATTTCAAAAGACGATCTGACCGCATTGTGAAGGCATACGAAAGTCTTGACTTTACTGGGGTAGATACAACTAGGCAGGGGTACCAGGACAGTGCCCTAGCTAGAAGCACTGGACAAAACGGGGCAACCTCTAAAGAAATTAACCCTGGATCAGTATTCCACAATGGCTACGGAATGTTTGACGTCATTACCCCACCATGGAACCTTTACGAACTAGCAAACTATTACGACACATCATTTGCTAACCATGCAGCTATTGATGCAAAGGTTGAAAACATTGTGGGTCTAGGATACGACTTTCACGTTTCAAAAAGAACTATGATGCAGCTTGAAGCATCCAGTAGCGAAACTGCAACAGATAAGGCCAGGAAACGCATTGAAAGAGCAAAGGTTGAAATGCGTGAGTGGCTAGAAACTCTAAATAGCGACGACTCTTTTTCAAATACAATGATGAAGTTTTATACAGACGTTCAGGCAACTGGAAACGGATATCTTGAAGTAGGAAGAACCGTTACTGGTGAGATTGGCTACCTTGGCCACATCCCATCTACAACTATGAGAGTTCGAAGACTACGTGACGGATATGTTCAGATTATTGGCCAGAAGGTTGTTTACTTCAAAAACTTTGGGGCAAAGAACCAAAATCCAATTACTGGAGACCCAAGACCAAACGAGATCATTCACTATAAAGAGTACTCTCCGCTAAACACTTTTTATGGAGTTCCAGACATTATGTCTGCAATTTCAGCTTTGCATGGAGACCAGCTAGCTTCTCAGTACAACATTGACTACTTTGGAAACAAGGGTGTTCCAAGGTATATAGTAACTCTAAAAGGTGCAAAACTATCGTCTGACGCAGAAGACAAGATGTTTAGATTCCTGCAGACTAGCCTAAAGGGTCAGTCTCACAGAACACTATATATTCCTCTACCAGCAGACACAGACACAAACAAGGTAGAGTTTAAGATGGAGCCAATTGAAGCTGGAGTTCAGGAAGCGTCTTTTAATGATTACAGGCTTAGGAATAGGGATGACATTTTGGTTGCCCATCAGGTTCCACTATCCAAGATTGGTGGAGGGGATGCGTCTAACATTGCTGCAGCCTTAGCCCAAGATCGCACTTTTAAAGAGCAGGTAGCAAGACCAGCTCAGGCAAATCTAGAAAAGATGATGAGCAAGGTTATCAGGGAAAAGACAGATATTCTAGACTTTAAGTTTAATGAGCTAACTCTGACAGATGAAATTGCTCAGTCTCAGATTCTTGAGAGATATGTTAAGACTCAGATCATGGTCCCTAACGAAGCTCGTGAGAAGCTTGGTCTGCCACAGAGGCCAGACGGTGATGAGCCATTTGAGATGTCTACTAGACAGGCTGCAGATGCAAGAGCCAATACTGCTCAAAATAGAGAAAGGGATTCTGAGAGGGCGAATAACTCCTCAGACAGCACCGCAACTGTAGCTGGACGAAATCCAGCTGGAGAGGGAAGGTCTTCAGAATAGCATCATTTTTGATACTTTTCATAAAAGAGCCTTATAATTGAGATAACATGACTATGCAGAAAGCCCATTGGGATACTGAGGGTGACAACGTTCGCCTATCAATGCCGTTCAGTAAAGTGGACGTAGAGAGACGTATTGTCTCTGGCTTTGCTACACTTGATAATATTGACAAGCAGGCTGACATAGTCACAACAGAGGCCAGCGTAAAGGCTTTCTCAAAGTTCCGTGGTAACATCAGAGAAATGCATCAACCAACAGCAGTTGGAAAGATGATCTCTTTCAAAGAAGATAAGTACTTTGATCCAGAAGCTAAGAAGTTTTACTCTGGCGTTTACGTATCAACATATATTTCAAAGGGTGCTCAAAACACCTGGGAAAAGGTCTTAGACGGCACACTTTCTGGTTTTTCCATTGGTGGAAAAATGAATAAGTGGGATGACGGGTATGATGAGAAAATGGATTCAAAAATTCGAATCATAAAAGACTATGATCTGGTAGAATTGTCTCTGGTAGATAATCCAGCAAACCAGTTTGCAAATGT